ACCCCCAGCCGCACCCCACCGAAGGCTGGTGCGGCTGGGGGTAACACCAGCAAACCACAAACCACAACAGGGAGGACACCATGGCGGAAGCCAAGGCAACCCTCACGCTCACGCCACGCGAGTTTGACCTCGTGCGTGAAGCGGTGAAGGTTCACCACAGCGAGTGCATTGTCATGGCTCGCGACAAGAGCGCGGGTCTGGCAGCCAAGGACGCTGCCCGTCGCCGCGCAGTCGAGCTCGACGCACTCATCGGAAAGCTGTTCTGATGCTCGTGCACGTGAGCCTCGGCGGTGACGGTGAGCTGCTTGTACACGAGGGCACAGACGACGAGGGTAAGCTGCTCGTCGAGATTCCCAGCCTGGTCATGATCGGCCTCGACATGTTCAACGAAAGCAGGCCGAACTTCGACTGGGACGATGAAGCAGAGCGGTGCGCCCAGCTGCTTGAGTGGCGGCTGAGCGACATCGGCCTGTGCGCGCGTGATGGCAGCGTGTTCATGAAGCGCATGAACATGCTGTGCCAGCCAGGCGGACCAACGGGTGGCGCGTTCTACATGGACGTCGTCACCACCAGCTGACGCTGCCCAGAGCCGGTCACACGACCGGCTGGGGGCAACACCAGTACCAACTACAGGGAGGTAAGCATGACGACGCAGGAGAAGTACGCGGATCGCATCGCGAAGCTTCTGCGCAAGGCAGAGAGCACGACGCCTGAAGAGGCTGAGGCTCTGTTCGCCAAGGCGCAGGAGCTGATGGCGAAGTACGCCATCGACGAGGCGATGCTACGCGCGGCAGGAAATCTGTCGCAGAAGGACGACCCGCTCACCGAAGAGGAGTTCGTGACCGTCGGCATCTACAGGCATGCCCTGTACATGATCGACTTCTACGTGCTCAGCGTGAATGGCTGCGAGGTCGTGGAGTTCACGGGCTCACCGTGGCGCACGATCGACGGCAGGACGTTCAAGCAGACACGGGTGCTCAAAGCGGTCGGCTACAAGAGCGACCTCGACAGAGCACGCGTGCTGCTCACCAGCCTGAAGCTCCAGTGCATGCGCGCTGAGACCAGCTGGTGGAAGGAGAACGAGTATCTGTACAAGTCGATGTCCAACGGTGACCAGCACAAGGCACGCCGTGGCTTCATGTTCTCGTTCGGCAAGGGTGCCAACAAAAAGATGCAGGACGCTGTGGCAGCTGCTCGTAAGACTGCCGAGACCGAGAACACGTCTGGTACCAGCGTGGCGCTCGTCCTCCGGGACAAGGGCCAGATGGTGCGCGATGAGTTCGAGAAGCGGCATCCGAACTTGCGGTCAAGCCGCAGCCGGATCAGCCAGGGTGACGCATACGCTCGCGAGCATGGCTACGCAGCTGGCCAGCGTGCGGACACCAGCACCGGTGGCTCAGCCATGGGTGGCAAGCGCAAGGAGATCAACAGGTGATCTTACCCAGAGCGCACCCATACGGGTGCCCTGGGGGTAACATCACACCAAACAGGGAGGTAACACCATGTGGGAGATCTTTGACCCACGCGATGGCCGCACGCTCAAGATCGTGCGGTTCCGGTGGCAGGCACGCCTGATCACCAGGTACGTCAAAGCCCTCGACTACGACTGGATGCTCTCATGAGCGTCACGTCGATGAACAAGGGCCAGGCGCACGTGGTGAACGAGCGTGTCTCCGGCACGCGGCACTTCAGCGTGAGCGGCATGTCGCCGATCAGTCACGACCCGTACAAGCGGGGCACGCGCTCCACGGTCACGCTGTGGACAAAGCGGTGTGACTGGAACGCTGGGACCATTCACAGCGAGCAGTACGGCATGGAGTTCGACAACGGTGAAGCCTGGCATGAGCACTGCCTCGTGCACGGCTACACGCGGCCATACTTCACCAGCGACCAGATGCGCGTGAAGCGTGTTCTGGACAGTCTGCACAGCGATCTCATCAACATGAGCCGCATCTACGACCTGACCGACCGTCAGATCATGGTGCTGCGCGCGAGGTTGAAGCGTGCTGGGGATCTCAGCGACGTCGTCGAGATCCTGAAGCACTACAAGCTGTTCCGGTAGCAGCGGTGTCCCACTCAGCGAGTGAGTGGGCACCCGGTGTTCATCCGGACACCCAAACAGGGAGAAACCATGAAAGCAGTCATCAAACAAGCACTGGCTGACTGCGGAGTCGTGACGAGCAAGTACGTCATCGACTACGATGGTGTTGTCCTGGCTTCAGGCAACGACCACGCTGGTGACGACATCTTCGTGCCTGAGATCTGGGGCGTGAAGCTCGAGAAGGGCACGTCGGCGCTGTACGTCGAGTACCAGTGTGACCAGTGGGGCGGCAAGCCTCGCTACTATCTGCGCAGTAAGCAGGGCGACAACAACAGCACACTCAGCAGCCACAGGACGCAGCGTGAGGCATTCGCTGAAGCGATCCGCTTCTGGCTGGCGAGCGGACGGTACTGAGATAGCAGCTGCCCACCACTGGTGGGCCTGCTGGTGTCTCACCCGAGACATGCAAAACAACAGGGAGGTTATCCCAATGTCTAACACCAGCATCGTCAGGCTTCTGACGCTTCTGATCATCGTCGGCGCGATCGTTGCCGGCACCGATGTCTCTGGCGCCAGTGCTGCGCCGCAGGACACGCTCAATGCAGCTGCGTCCTACGTCGCGAATCGGCCGGTGACGGTCGAGTGCATCAGCAACCTCAACTGGATTCACTACGGTGACTCAGTTGGTCAGGACTTCTCCGATGTCGAGGGATTGACATTCCCGACTGCCGGCGATCCGTACGACACGGTAGTGTACATCGATCAGCAGGAGTGCCAGGAACTCAACGAAATCCTGACCGGCAATTTCGGTGACGTCGGCCCTGCCGACTCATCCGAGGCGATCCACACGCTCGTGCATGAGGCTGTGCATCTTCTGCTGCATTCAACGGACGAGCATCTGGTCGACTGCACGGCACTCACGCAGTACGATCTGCCGGTGGCCGAGCAATACTTCGGCATCTCACCGTCGCAGCAGGTTGTGACGCATGTGCCCGTGCGTAAGCACGGCCGCATCGTCCGGTGGCGCACTTCGACACGTTCCGTTCCGTCGGAATACCTCGCACGATTCGAGACATACGACATCTGGCACCACAACAACAGACCCGCTCCGTACAACGGGGCATGCTGACCCAGTAGCAGCGGTTCCGCCAGCGTGACGACTGGCGGTTCCGGTGTTCCATCTGGGAGCACTTACAACAATACGACAGGGAGGTTCTCCCCATGCTGTTCAAGCTACTCGGAGGCGCAGTCTGCCTCATCATCCTTGTTGCGGCGCTCAACCTCGGCAAGGCAGCCAACCACGACCAGAACACCAGCAACCGTGTTGCCGGTCTTTGGTCGCAGGTGTACATCGGCGAGTCGGAGTCGGACGTTCGGTCGGTGCTCGGAAAGCCCGACGACACGTCAACCTTCACCACCTCTAACTTCAGTGGTGGCACCGACAAGATGGACACGTGGATGTACGGTACACTCAGCAGCAACACGTACAGCCTCGACTTTACGAACGGCAAGGTCACAGACAAGTCCAAGATGTGAGCCAGCAGTGTCCCCAGCGAAAAGCTGGGGCACCTGGTGTCTCAATCCTGGGGCACTTTTACTGGGAGGTTCAATGATGGAAGGACCCATCATCGACCAGGTGGTCGTCATCGTGACGGATGCTGGGCCGCACGTACAGCTGAAGTCGAACAACGGCGAGATCGTTGCATCGACTGAGGTGTACGAAAGCGTTCAGCACGCCAACGACACAGCCACCCGGATGGCCGAGCAGTTCGCCTGCGAAGTCAGAACAGCCTAGTAACCCACCTACAGGGAGGACCACAATGAGTGGCGAAGGATTTATCCTTGACACGCCCGAGCAGATTCGTGCGTTCGGCATGCTTCAGGTGTACCACAAGCTGAAGATGGAAGTCGAGCATCCCAACGGACCGAAGTGGCGTGGCAGCCCCATGATGCAGGCGATCTCGATCCTCGAGGCTGCCGACATAAAGGTGCAGAAGCGCACCAAGAAGGCTGTGTTCGTCGAGTACCGTGCCTACCTCACGGTCATCGGCGTGCTGAAGGACACGGACAACTGAGCAGCGGTGTCCTGCCTCACGGCAGGCACCCGGTGTTCAGTATCCTGCTGAACATCAAAACAGGGAGGTTACAGTGACGGATAAGAAGCCAACTCCCGCGAAGCAGTTCTCACTGCTGAGCACGGAGAACAAGCTGAAGATCCGCGGTGCGTATCGCCGTGGGCAGAAGCTTGTTGTCCTGGGCGACGGCAAGAAGTACATGATCTCTCTTCAGATCCGCAACGTCACCTACAGCACCAGCAAGCCGGTGACCAAGGTGGTGGACGATAAGCAACCGCGCAAGACGATCACTGAGAAGCAGATCGTCAAGCGCACCGAGAAGTGGCTCATCGTGCGACCGGAGAAGAGTTCGTTGCCTCTCGCCAGCATCGCGCTGGATCCCAGCGAGAACGTCAGGTCACGCTAATGGACAAGATCAACGTCACGTCCAAGCGGTCCTCCGTTCCCAACTGGGCCAAGTCGCCCGAAGCGGGCACTGCCGAGGAAGTCACCAACGAGGCACTCAGCGGTGAGCCGAAGATCACGCCCAACCAGCGTGGTTTCCTGCTCGACCTGATCGCCAAGAAGCAGGTGAAGCCCGATCAAGAAGGCAAGATCGACCTGATCATGAAGTGCCTGCGGATCTCTGAGGATCCGGAGGAGTACGGCATGAGCAAGTCTAAGGCCAGTGAGCTCATCACGTGGTTCCTGAAGCAGGACGACAAGCCGAAGGAACGGTTCGAGGATGGCTCAACCATGATGGGCTTCATGAAGCAGCGGTTCGAGATGGAAGTGCCGGCAGGCAGGTACGCTGTCGACAACGACCAGGGCGAGCTCCGCTTCTACAACGTCTGGGTCAGCCGCGATAAGATGCGTCTCAACGTGTACGTCGCGCATGGTCCGGAGGACAGCAACCTGAAGTACCAGCAGACCGTCATGGGTGTGCTGCGCAAGATCAAGGACGCCGGTATTCGCGAGGCTGCGATCCGGTACGGCATGGAGATCGGCTCATGCAGCAACTGTGGACGCCGACTCACCAACCGCATCAGCCGTGAGCTGGGCATCGGCCCGATTTGTGGTGGCCGCATGTTCGGCGAGGCTGACTGGAAGGACGAGGTCAAGACCAAGCGGCAAGAGATCATGCTGCGCGGTGAAGACCCCGATGAAGAGCTGGACGACTGAGTGTCCTGCGGTCCTGCCCCCACTCGGTCGGGGGCAGTTCCGGAGTACACCAACAACAGGGAGACCCAATGAAGACAACGTCAGGCAAGACCACAGCCACACGCAGGCATGGTCGTGTCGTGCACATCTTTGGCGAGAAAGACGATCTGCTCGCCATCATCAGAGCTCCCACCTTGCGCCAGGCTCTCCTGGACTACGCCAAGGTGACTCTGTCAGGCTATGGCTGGACTAAGCCAGCCGTGGTGGGCAACGTCTTGACCATCAAGACCAAGACAGGACGAGTGCGCAGCTTCACCGCGCGCGAGGTGAAATAACCTCAGTTTGCAGCGCATGGCGCTGCCGCTGCCCGCATGTTTTCCACCTCCCTGGGACATGCGGGTTGGCGGGAACGCCAAGTGGTGTTCCACAAAGTCCCTGGTAATCTTGGGGATTTTGACAGGGTGGTCTGATCAGGTATCATTTCAGACCACCAGACGCCGTGCCATGCGGCGAAACTCAGAGTGAAGGGAGCAACCATGGCAGTAACGGAAAAGCAGTACGACGCGCTGGTCCGGGAGTTGAAGAAGAACCCCGGCAACAGCGAGCGTCACTACGCGGAAGCCACTGGCATTCCGCAGGGCCAGATCGGCAGCGTCTTGTACGACGCCGAGTTGGAGGCAGACCCCAGCCTGAAGATGGCGGCCACCGCGAAGGCGGTCGTCAAGGCACGCGCAGACGGTCTGCGCTGGCCGCGCATCGCCGCCTACGCTGACATCTCCGTCAGCAAGGCGAAGCAGCTGTACGAGGAGGGCTCTGGCGAGTCCGCTTCGGACAGCTACGCTGGCCGTGGCCGGAACTTCACCAACGGCAACGGTACCTCCAGCACCACCAAGTCGACCGGTGCCTCCGGTCGGCGGCAGACCGCCAAGACCAAGACGGCCACCAAGGAGCAGACCGGCACGTCCGGTCGGCGTCGCGGTCGGCCTCCGGGATCGACCAACAAGCCGGCACCGGCCGGTCGTCGGCCTGCCGGTCGGCGCGGCACGAGGGCGAGCGCAAACCCTCGCTAGTGGCGGCAGCCCAGAGTGTTCTCAAGAGCGGCGACCCATCAGAGCTTGAACAGTTTCTGGTGGGTCGTCGCATCTGGGTGCAGATTCCACGCAGCGAGCGCATGGGCGCGGACGGACACAAGTACACCATTCCGGAGCACTTGTATGACATCCGCGTCCTCTCGTTCAAGGGCTTCTTCCCTGCCGATCCGTCGGAGGGGCGACCGAAGCATCTCGTCCAACTCTGGACGGATCCCGGCGGCATGAGAACGCTGTCGCTTGGCAGCATTCATCTCCGGGACCCGAACAAGGTCAAAGCTGGTAAGGCGGCAGCCGCTGCCCGAGCCAGCAAGCGGTGACGTTGCAGCTGGTCCGTAGCGCGTTTCCAGGCTACGGTCCGGCTAGAGCGCCACGCTCTACTGTCCAACCATGGAGGAACCACCCTCCAAAGCCGTAGGACGGTCGTAAACACCCACCAGGGAGGTCTAACATGGCGAGTGACGCGATGAAGCGTATCACCAGCCTTGCAGTACAAGAGCTCGTGAACGACTGGGTCGATCAGAAGATCACCGATGAGTGGGAATCGGAGCAACGTGAGCCGAAGCTCACCATCGAGGTCAGCAACATCGACCACAACAACACCATGATCCGTGTCGCGGGTCTTGGTGCTCCTCGCTACTTCAACGTGAAGCTCAGCGAGGTGCTTTGATGCACGTCGTGATCGAGATCATCCAGCACCAAGAAGACAACACCGGCGATCCGAGGATCGACATCGAGATCGAATACGAGGTGTGGGGTCCGTTCGAAGATGGCGAGCAGGCGCAAGCCTGGACTCTGGAGAAGGCTGACGACAAGAGCACCAGCTACTACATCCTCCAGATGTCGACACCGGACACCTGGCGACGATGACCATCGTTGACTCATGGATGACGGTCTGCACGATCATCATCCTCGCTGTCGTACTCTGGCGAATCATCCTGGCGTTTGATCAGCTTCGGTTCGATCAGCGCCGGGACGCCAGGAACAGGCTCCTGATGCGAGCCAACATCAACGAGCTCATAGAATTGCTCTGTGAGGAAGACGAACCGATGCTGTGGATCGCACTCCACAATAGCATTCGGAAGTACAGAAAGTGGGACGGCATCGATGTACCCGTTGGGCACCAAGATCCTGGTGAACGACAAGCCGGCAATTTACATCTACAAGAGCAGTGAGTCGGCAGCCGTCATCAGGTACAGCCACGAGAAAGACACGCGCGTAGTTCCTGCGCGCAAGATCAGGTTGCAGCCCAGCTGACCCTGACGGTCCTCTCCTATGCGGTGGGAGAGGGTCGTGAAGGTCAGGTAACAATAGGAGGTCCCAATGGCACACGTGAGGTCCAATGTGGAGCACGTGAGTCAGCTGCCTGTCTATGAGGCCAAGCGGTCTTTGGACTTCCCCAGCTGGCTGATTGTTACGTGCCCGCGCGAGGACTGCCGTGAACAGTTCCTCGTGCAGTCAACAAGGTGGATAAAGCCTCGCAGGTACACATCCCTGCGTGGCGAAAGCCACACCATCAAAGGTCGCTCGTGCCCTTACTGCATGCGTGTAGGTCGTGTACCGACACGTGCGAAGATAGGGTAGACTTACGGGTCGACCACTACCACCCGGGAGTACGGTATGAGCAAAAGAGTATTTGCGGAACTCAGCCCATCGGGTGATGCGATCGAGGTTCATTTTCGTTATGACATCGATCTCCTCAACCTGATGCGAGAGCTACCAGGTGCTCGATACATCAACCAGCAACAGGGTGGGCCTCACTGGCTCGTTCCACTCAATCTCGATAGTGCGAGACGGTTGAACGAGAACATGGGCCCAGATTTGGTGCTGGGTCTAGCACTACGGCAGTGGGGAAAGGAAGCAACGAAGCGTGAAGCCAGCTTGCAGACCATGGCGATCACTGATGATCTGCCGTTGGGCAAGCTGAAAATCGCGAAGGAACTTCCAGAGCTCGCAGAGTGGCTGCGTGGCTACCAACGGGCAGACACGCAGTTCCTTGCGGCAACTTCCGCACTGAACCTCAATCAGCAGCGCCTCGGGAAGACCCCTGAGACCATCGCTGCTATCTTCGAGGCTGGGCTGGAGCAGGGACCACACCTGGTCGCTGCCCCGCGCACCAGCCTCAACACCGTGTGGCGTTTCGAAATCGAGCGTTGGACAGCGAAGCTCGAGAAACCGCACGAGGTCATCACCTACTCAGGTGAGATGACTAAGACCGCACGCCAGGCTGCAATTGATGAGTTCTGGCAATGCATCGACGACGAGTGGCCAGTCTGGTTTGTTTGCACCTACCAGACTGTACGCGATGGAGCCGAGCCGTTCATGGATCCCACTGAGTTTCCGGATGGCTGGGCGACCTTCACCATCGACGAGTTCCACAAGTCAGGACTACCGCGTGCCAATGGGAAGGGTAACGATGTGAAGGGTAACAGCAAGTTCTCGCTTGCGTGCAAGCAGATCAACGCACAAAGGCGTTACGCGCTGTCGGGCACCCCGATGGGAGGCAAGCCTATCAAGCTGTGGGGTGCGCTTCACTTCCTGTACCCACAGCAGTTCACCAGCAAGTGGCAGTGGGCTAAGACCTGGCTCGAAGTCAGCAACAACGGCTTCGGCACTGACATCGGTAGCATTCAGCGCGGACGCGCTGATGAGTTCTACCGGACCCACGCACCATACATGGTCCGCAGGCTGCGGTCTGAGGTTCTGCCTCAGCTACCGCCAGCGCAATGGATCGACGTCTGGTGCGACATGTCACCCGCGCAAGCCAAGCAGTACCAAGAGTTCGCTGCACGTGCGGAGACGACGATCGAGGATCTTCAGCTCAATGCACTCGGCATTCTCGCCGAGTACACGCGGTTGAAGGTGTTCGCTGACTCGTACTGCGCCACGATGCAGGAGCGAGAGGTACGTTGCGACCGCTGCGACGGTACTGGTGACATCAACGGCATGACTTGCGTTCGGTGCATCGGCACCGGCAAGCGCAAGGTGCAGCATCCGATCCCGACTGCCCAAGAGCCGGGCGGCAACTTGTCTGGCAAGCTGCCGTTCCTGCTTGAGCGTCTGGCGGAGCAGGGCATCGTCGGTGCCAAGGTGCGCGGTGAGGAGGCTGATGACGCTGAAGGCGATTCGCTCGCCATCGTCGCGTCTCAGTTCAAGGAGATCGCGGACATGTACCATGCGTATCTCAACCACATCGGCATCAAGGCTGTGAAGATCACCGGTGACACGAAGGATGAGGAGCGAACGGTCAACCAGATGCTGTTCCGTCAGGATGGCACCAGACGACCGGACGATCCTCGCGTGATCGTCATGACCACCACAGCTGGCGGTGTCGCAATCACGCTTGACCTCGTGGAGAACGTCCACATCATGGACGAGACGTGGACTCCCGACGACCAGGAACAGCTGGCCGATCGGGCAGTCAACACCTCACGCATGCACCAGGTGGGTGTGTATGTCTACCGTTCCAGGAACACGGTCGAGCATCATATCGCCGAGACCAACGTCGATAAGGCTCACATCAACCGTGAGATCCTCGACTTGCGGCGACAGGGCTTCCGCGCGACCATGCGTGAAGAGGCCAAGAACGGGAAGTCATGAGTACCACGGAGAAGGATGTTACCCAGAAGAACTTCGAAGTGGTGGATCACAACATAGCCGCTGGCTATGTAACGTACATCGTTGACCTCTGGGAAGGTGACCGTAATGACCCCGCCACCACTGTAACAAGGCACATTGGTGTGTGGCGGGGTGAGTCACTCGAGAAGGAAGACGGTGAAGCGTTCGATCCGGACTGGCTTGACACCAGCAGCAGTTACAGCAAGTACAGGTGGCGGCCAGTACCCAAGCCAGAACCTGTCGTCTGGGAACAGATCGAGCAAGTCTCCGGCGACAAGGAGGCTATGAAGGCTCGTGAGGACTACAAGAACCTCACGACTAAGCAAGAGGATCGTTACTACAGCACTGCGCATAATACGCAGGTGGATGCATATGAGGCATTCATGACTGCTGTAGACCGCGTGGCCGAGGACGATACGGACGAGGCTGCCTGGAAGACGATAGAACAGTGGCGTATGAAGCACGCCATGAAGCACGAACGATAAGAAGGGAGGACAGATGGCGACATATCCTGCCGAGCATGTGCAGTGGCGCTCGACACAGCACAGCACCAACGTCACGTCTGTCGGCTGGGACTGCAACGGTAACATGTACGTCAACTTCCGCGATGGAAGATTGTACATGTATCGTGGCGTCAGCCGGCAGCGTGTCGTTGCTGCCTGGCGTAGCAAGAGCGCAGGACGCTACATCAACCGTCAGATCAAGCCATTCTTCAAGGCTATCCGACTGGCGGGATGATGGGCGTGCTCGACTGGCTCTTCATCATTCTGGTCGGCTACTGCTTCCTGTGGGGGCTGAATCAGGGTAAGAAGACATTCCAGTGGCATCGTCGCCAGCGAAGGGATGCGTGGAAGCATGAACCGCCGAAGCGCATCCCCAAAGCTGGCACGGTGTTCTTCATGGACAAAACCATCGACGACGATCATCCACAGCCAATAGCGGTGGCTGCCCAGATGCAGGCAGGCTACCGATTGCTGTACTCGTACGCAGCGCCCGACATCACCCGAGAGATGCGTGCGGTGAAGCAGGTGCTACAGCCATACAAGGTGCGTGGTGGATACCACTACGACGCCACTCGCATGATCATTGACAAACTGAGGGAGGGTGACCTTGCTTGACGAAGTGAAGAAGCTGATGCTGCTCGACGCCCATGACGACGAAGCGATGCTCCTGATCGACGGAAAGCAGGTCACCCTGCCAATCGGTGCGGAGATCGTGTTTCACGAGCCGCAAGAGATCGTTGAACAAGGAATCACTGCGCTCAGGCTACAAGAGCCGGGAGGAGAAGTGCGGACCACCACTCCGCTAGACGGATTTGTGAAGTGGTTCCGCGATGAATTCGGATCTCTGTGGGTTAAGTATTCCATAATTGGAGAAGACCCCACCACGAAAATCACGCATGTATGTCCCGCATGGCGTGTGATTGACGTGCAGTATCGGAAGTCTTTGTAAGCGTGAATGTGGCGTCAAAGCCGGTAGAACGGGATCGTCACCCTGTCCTCCCCGGCCAAGGGACGCGCTGTTCAGTCAGCTAGCCGCGTGATGCTGGGCGGTGAAGCGTCTCTGCGCCACATTCCAAACCTTTGTTCGCGCGCGTGCCCGAGCGCGCGCCCGTCAATAAGGATCGCGCATAGCGCGCTCGGGAGGCTTTCGCGTGCGCACGTCTCCGCGCGTATACGCGCGCTATAGAAAACGTCAAGTCTTAGAAGATCTAGATCTTACGCGCGCGTGTACGCGCTCGGGCGTACGCGCTCGCCTACTATGCGCGCGCCGCGAGAGCGCGCCCGCGCGAGGGCAGCACAAAGATCCGTAAAGTCCCTGCTAATCTGGGGGTAGCTTTCCGTCTCGAGATCCGGTAGGGTTCTCTCTCCGCTTCACCGCACGACCGGGAGACTACGAGGCTAGGAGGCCACAATGGCAGGTCGGAGAACTCAGCAGCAGCGTGAGACGAATGTGAAGAAGGGGAGCTCGCGTTCGTCTCACGGTGCTGCTGACCCTCATCCTGCCAGCGGCACTGGTCGCAGGCGGCTAGGGAGGCAGGCTGACTCCTCAATCACTCTCCCCGAGGGTGTCAGCCTGCCTCTTCTTCGTACAAGTGAGCGCACCACCTACAAGAAGTGCGAGTTTTTGTGGTGGTTGATATACGAGAATAAGCTCCAGCCGCAAACAGAGATGCCTGCGCTTAGGTTCGGCAGTCTCGTACACAAAGCCCTGGCAGCCTACTACGTGCCTGGCGTGAAGCGCGGCGTGCATCCAGCACGTGCCTTTGAGAAAGCCTACGAAGAGGACGCAAAGCACAACAGCGAGATCTTCGGCATGCGCGTTGACGAGGAAGATCGATGGGTCAATGCGCTAGAGCTCGGCGTGGCCATGCTTGAGAACTACGTGTCTGAGTATGGCAAGGACGACCGCTGGGAAGTCCTAGTCACCGAGATGCCATTCCGTGTGCTGGTAAGCCACGAGGTACGCATAGACGCATGGCCACACAGCAAGGTCGTGCCGTGGTTCTGGTACACCGGCGTGCTGGATGGTGTGTGGCGTGATCGAATGGACAAGACTCTGTGGATCCCTGATCACAAGACGACTGCCGGCATAGGCGACAGCAAGCTGAAGTATCTACAGGTTGACGACCAGGCGGGTGCGTATTGGTCATGGGGCGTGCAGTTCTTGCGCGAGCAGGGTATGCTGGGGCCCAAGCAGCAGCTTAATGGCATGATGTACAACTTCTTACGCAAAGCCCTGCCCGACGAACGGGCAAGCAAGATCGTCAATGGTAAGCGGGTGTACGTGAACCTTGATGGGAGCATCAGCAAGAAGCAGCCATCACCGTACTTCTTGCGACAGCCGATCTTTCGTGATGAGTTCGACCGCGCCGAAGCACAGCGGCGCTCACTCATTGACCAGCATCGGCTGGAACTACTGCGCTCAGGCGAGCTAGAGATCAGCAAAAATCCCGGCATGTTCACCTGTCCGACTTGTTCAATGCGGGATGTCTGCGAGCTACACGAGACGGGCAACGACTGGAAGACGTTCCTGAAGCAGACAACAAAGCCGTGGGATCCTTACGCGGAGCATGAGGTGTACGATGGCCGGTAGACGCGCAGCCCCACAGCGTAGGGATGCACAGTCTAATCAGTACGACATTCTTGCCGGTATCACGCCGGTAGGTACGGGTGACTGGATACGGCTAGGATTGTACAGCTATCCTGGTTGGGGCAAGACGTCCCTGGCGGGCACAGCCGCTGAGGCAGGACGCACGCTTATCATACACAGTAGCCTCAGCCTGCTACCGTCACGCATTCTGAAGCTGCCGAATCTAGAGCATTTCTTGGCCGACAACTGGGAGCAGATGCTTGAGGTGCAGGAATACCTACGCATGAGCCAGCATCCGTACCTGTGGGTGTGGTGGGACTGCGTCAGTATTGATCAAGACGTGCTGCTGGATGATGTTTGGGACGCTACCGTGGCTGAGAAGCCTGCTCGCGCATACCAGATCGGCGCTGATGGCAAGCCTGGTAAGCCCAATTTGTCGCCAACCAGCGGCCTCGATCGCGGTGAGTACGGCCGCAACATGGAGCGGATACAGCAATGGATCCGACACATGGTCGGTGCAAACAGCTTTCACTTCGGGGTCACATTCCACCCGCATGAAGGGCAGCATCCTACCAATGATGAGGGTGGATCACTTCTCCGTCCGTATGTGCAGGGCAGAAACATGACGGAGAAGATCTGTGGGTACATGAACATGGTCGCATTCTTGGAGGTGATTGAAAACGACGACAAAGATCTGAAGTGGCGTCGGCTGCATGTGGCGGAGAATAGCCGATTCTATGCCAAAGATCAGTACGACGCTTTCTTGCCCAAGGGCTACACGGACAACCCAACAATACCGAAGATCATGAGGGCAATCGAGGGTGCACGTGGTAAGCCACTGGGTGGGACATACCACACCACCAACAACGGACCACGCCGTCGTGGTCGAAGGGAGCAATAGTGGCAAAATTGATCAAGTACGACGTCTCAGGCGTCGAGGAGTCAGGTGGCGGCACCGGCGTGAAGGTGAAGCCAGGACTGCGCATCGCCAAGATCGTCCGCTGCCAACAGCGCGAAGCGAAGCGGGACGGATCACCCGCCAACGATATCGAGGTCGCGCTCGACTTCGGGTCTGAGTACGACTGGGGCTTCACATACATCGGTCTCAGCGAAGCTGCCGACTGGAAGCTGGCCGAATTCGTACGCGCAGTGGGGCTCAAGGACAGAGGCCAATTCGACCCCGACAAGATGCTCGACAAGTTCGTGCGCGTCAAGGTCAACTCTGGCCAGTACGAGGGTGAGTACAGCCCGCAGATGGGCAAGTTGATGAAAGCTGTGTCTGGCGACGACGAGACGTGGGCTGAGGGCAACGGTTCAGTCAGCGAGCTCTCAGGCAGCAGCAAGAGTGGTCCCGAAGATGACGACGACAACGGAGATGACGACGACGACGCAGCCGTCGACACCAAGACATACAGCAAAGCTGGCTTCGAGCCGTCGCGCGAGGGTGAGGAGTTCGGCTCGTACGACGACTGGACAGACGACGACTTGTACGCAGAGGCTGAGGACCGTGACCTCACCCTGCCCGGTGGTAGGGGCAGCAAGCGCAACAAGACCATTGCGGCTCTGCGCGCAGAGGACAACGCTGTGTCGGATGCGGCGGACGAAGCTGAGACCACCGAAGACGACTACGACGAGTGGGACCTCGACCAGCTGAAGGAGGAGTGGGATCAGCGTCAGCTGGGTAAGCTGCCGGCAATCCGTGGGCGTGGTGCTGAGGAGCGCATGATGGCCGCCATCATCGAGCAGCTTCGCGCCGACGACTCCGAGAATCCATTCGACGCATAGACCAAAGGCTATGAGCGAGGCTTTTCGCACAGACGATATGACGCTGGCTACCGTGCTCGCTATGAGCGGACACACGTACCGGCTAGAGTCACTCGTGGGACGAACTGGTAAGCGCATCAACTGGGTGTTTTCTTGCTCCATTAGTGAGCGGCAAGATGTTGACGTCACTGTCTCACATTACCTGCGCGGTGAATGCAGGGTTGAGCCCAAGATGTTCGTCACACGCACGTCGCTGATCCGTGAAGAGATGTACCGGAAGATCGGTACGCCTGACAGACGGATGCAGAGTAAGCGAGAAGCCTCGTCTCAAGCCTGAGGCGATGCCCGTCACAAAACGACAGATTCGTCTGCTTGCCCCATATCTTGAGGGCGAACAGCCGACCCATATAAACATCGACGGTACGCGGGAGTGGAACCTGAAGTGCCCGCTGCATGACGATGAGAAGCGGTCCGCCAGTCTCAACATTGAGAAGGGTGTGTTCTACTGCTTCCGTTGTGGTGGTATGCCCATCACGGCGCTGATCAGGCGCATGAGCGAGTGGCGTGAGACTGACGGTCACAGTAATGGTGATCCCGACCTTAATGGGCAGCCTACGCCAAAGCCCACACGTCTACTCAATGAAGGCATGATCGCAGGCTGGCACAGCGCACTGCTCAGCAACGAGAGCGCACTACAATGGCTGCTAGAGCGGCGCGGCATCACGCTAGAGACCGTGCGTACCTACGAGATCGGTATGGAAGACAAGAAGCACTACACCATCCCGGTCCGCTCTGTCGACGGTGAGATACTCAATGTGCGTTACTACAATCCCACGCCCGGTACAGGCAGAAAGATCTGGGGTGAGCGCGGCTACAACAGCCCACCACAGCTGTATCCTTTGGCTAAGCTGAATGCCGGCCTGGACAAATACATCATCGCTGCCGGTGAATGGGACACCCTTCGCACGCTACAGGCAGGCTACAACTGTGTGACTCGTACCGCCGGTGAGAACGTGTGGCACACCGAATGGAACGAGTGGTTCAAGGGTAAAACCGTTTATGTCTGCCAAGACCGCGATGAGGAGGGACAAGCGGGCGCACGAAAGATCGCGCGAGCATTATCTGTGATGGCGGATGTGCGCCTAGTTGAGCTGCCCTATGAGTTGGTCAAGAAGCACGGCAAGGATCTGACCGACTTCTTCCTCGAGCATGAGGAGAGCGAGCTACAGACCTACCTGGACGCAGCACAGCCTTACGCGCGTGGTAAGCCAGTACCAGAGTTGCAGACAATTTCGGTGCTGGATACATTTGACTCCAAGCGTATAGGCAAGCCTGTGCGCGTTATGGTTACTATCAGAGGCAGGAAAGAGCCTGGCTACTCGGTGCCGCAGGTGATACGGCTGGCATGTACACAAGATGCCGGCAACAAGTGTCATTCCTGCCCTCTTAACGGGCTGAATGGCGAGACAGAGATCAACGTGGCTAGCGACAACCCGATGGTGTTGTCTATGATTGAGTCTTCGATCAATACGTTAAACCAGGTCATCGCTGAATCATTCGGCATCCCGGGAGGGAGGTGCACGAAGCTGCAGTTCGAACACCTCGAGCATCAAGCCGTTGAGGTGCTGTATGGTAGACCAGCCCTGGACTACACCGACGGATCCGAACGCGGTCCTAGTGCTGCTGCATACAAGAACATCACGATCACGTCCGTGGGGAGATACGACACCGCACCGAATAACACGGTTAGTGTCATTGGAGCTCTACATCCTAATCCGCGCACGCATAACAACGAGTTCCTGGCTTCTGAACTAACGCAGATGGAAACGAGCGTTGACCGCTTTGACCTGGACGCTAAAACAATCAAGATGTTGCGTCGGTTCCAGCCTAGCAGCATACAGACGCCTCTCAAGAAGGTGGCCGAGATCAGTCGTGCGCTGGCTTCACATGTCACACACATACACGGACGTCCAGAGATGCATGCGCTCATGGATCTGACGTTCCACAGCCTACTGTCTTTCAATTTTGCAGGTGAGCTCGTAGCGCGAGGGTGGCTGGAATCACTCATCATCGGTGATACGCGCACGGGCAAGAGCCTGGCAGCCGAGCGGTTGGTCCGCCACTTCGGGGGAGGCGAGATCATAAGCTGTGAGGCTGCCAGTTTTGCTGGAGTGGTGGGTGGTGTGCAGCAACTCAATGGTAGAGAATGGGCGATCACCTGGGGTGTGGTGCCGCTCAATGACCGGCGTCTGGTGGTGATGGACGAGATCAGCGGTCTTACGCCTGAGCAGATCGGACAAATGAGCGATATCCGTTCATCCGGGCAAGCAAAGCTGACGAAGATTCAGCAGGAGACGACGTGGGCACGTACACGGTTACTATGGCTGGGCAATCCGCGTAACGCGACGATGGCAAACTACACCTACGGCGTGGACGCTATCAAGCCGCTGATTGGCAACGCTGAGGACATCGCCCGTTTCGATCTGGCGATGGCCGCCACACTGTACGATGTACCGGCTGAGACTATCAACCAACCTGCGAGTGGTGGTGAGCTACGGTACACGGAAGAGGCGTGCCATAACATGTTGATGTGGACCTGGACGCGCACTGCCGACCAGGTGCGGTTCTATAAGCCCGCCGAAGAGCAGATCTTCAACGCAGCAAATGAGATGGGCAAGATGTACATCGAAGATCCACCGCTTGTACAGGCAGCGAATATCCGCATCAAGATCGCACGTGTAGCGGCTGCCCTGGCTGCTCGCACATTCAGCACGGACGCTAAGGGTGAGAGCGTCATCGTTACACCAGCGCATGTGAAAGACGCTGTGGCGTTCATGAATCTGATCTACAACATGCCGGCGTTCGGCTATCGCGAACGCTCGAAGGAGATGTTGTCTGACAGATCGGAGGCTGAGAACAACAAGGATAAGATCAGAGAGTACCTACTAGGCCGTAAGCTGTTGGCCAAGCATCTGCGTAACGCAGGAAAGTTCCGTCGTCAGGATCTCGAGGAGCTCCTCAACATCAGCCGAGACGAGGCAAACGCCATCATCAACACACTGTACGAAGCCAGAATGATACGAAGGGTGCTGGGCGACATCTATGTCGAGCCAACACTGCATGCGCTCTTGAGGGAGGTAAAGCTGTGAGAGTGGCTGTGCTAGGGTGTGGGCCTGCGGGACTGCTGTGTGCGCTCGCGGTGGAGCAGGCAGGACACACTCCTGTGATCTACAGCCGCAAGCATAAGAGCGACATACCAGGCTCGCAGCACCTACATGGGCCAGTGCTAAACGTCACGTCACCCTACGCGGAGGGCACCATTCAGTTCATCCGCATTGGGAACGCGCGCGACTACGCGCTGAAGGTGTACGGTGACCCTGAGCGTGAGACTGGCTGGGACAACTATCTGCAGGTGTATCCGTCCTGGAATGTACAGCGTGCGTACGACAAGCTGTGGGATCATTTCGACAGACAGATACACCACATTGACGTTGATCCTGATGTCGTGCGGTTCGTGGTGAAGGACTTTGGCCCAGGACACGTCATCAGCACCCTGCCTGCGCAGGAGATCTGCATCAACCAAGGTCATCGCTTTGACGGGCAGCGATACTACATCAAGACGCTGCCCACTCCGGAAGCAGATCGAGAGCACGAGATCGTCGTCTACAATGGCATGCTAGAAGATCACTGGTACCGCTGGTCGATTCTTGGTGGCAAGTGCACCATCGAGAGCACGCAGCCATTTCCGGGCGAGGAAGTCGTCACCGGCTACAAAGCGGTGAACAATGACTGTGACTGCTTCCAGGATTACGTCCACCGCTGCGGCAGGTGGGCGGAGTGGCGTCACGGTGTCACCATGTACAATGCATACAACAAGGCGGGGGAGATCGCGAGGAACCTATGACCGGAGAACACTTGCAGCAAGTCATTCAGACATTCGGGCGAGGTACGCTCGTCACCAGTGACGTGGGCGACTACTTCGATGTGGTACGTGATGCGTACAACGTACACCTGGATCGTGAGGAGATCAGGTGTGGGCTGTGGAAAGAGTACACAGCTATGGACCAAGTCAACACAATGCGCTTGAAAGTCGACCGTGTAGTGCGCTCACTCGAGAGACTCGAGATCATGCGCAATGGCGACCAAGATGGCTTAGCAGAGTTGATCGAGCAGCTGACCTTCAGCACAGCAAGTGAGCTACATGACATCATCAACTATGCGAATTTCGCGGTGAGGCAACTTGGCTGAACGCGGACACGAACGTAGTGAACACGGACTAGACGAACTCAGCGTCCGCGTACCCGTTTATAGAGACGAGCATGTACAAGCACCTGTTCTGGTTCGAAAAGTCAAACGCACACGGCGACTACCGCAACGGTCAAGGGAGATGACATTTGCGAGTCTCCATCATCATACAACCTTCTCGTACGGAGACGGTTATTCTCTCCCCGAAGCTCACGTTAGACGAGCAGCGGAGATTGGCATGGCATCTCTCGCAGTCACTGAACACGGAAACATTTCTAGTCACGTTCAAATGGAAGTGGCTGCGAAGAAGATGGGTATCAAACCCATCTACGGCGTGGAGCTATACACCGGAGGGCTCGGAGAGACAGCTACACAACGTAAGAATCACCTTACAGTCCTTGCTGAAGATACCAGAGGATACCAAAATCTCCTTCAACTGGTAAGCGCAACCTACGCGGAGGGTTTCTATCATGAGCCAACTGCTGATGGAAGAATGCTTGCCGCCCATAGTGGTGGGCTTGTTGTTCTATCTGGTTGTCAGGGCAGTGCGCTCTTCACGGCACTCGTCGGAGGAAAGCATATTGCTGAGTCGGATGCTAGCTACTCACGCGCTCGAAGAGTTGCCTCACAGTTCAAGAGGACATTCGGTGACAGCTACTACATTGAATTACAGGCCTTTCCTGAGCTCGAGAAGACGCGTCGGGCCAATCCGTTACTGGCTCAGATTGCGGAGGAGCTACATATTCCATACGTGGTGACGTTCGACTGTCACTACACCGTGCCCGAGGAGAAGGAAATGCAGAAGATCCTGCACAACCTTCGCCCCGGCGAGCGACGATCACTGGAGGACATGGCGCGTGAATGGGGATATGATTCCAATCTCTGTCCGCCTTGGACCGACGCCATGGTCATACGTAAACTTATGGGTACAGGGCTCACACGTGCTCAATCCATTCGGGCAACACTTACCACGAGGGACGTGGCAGACCGTTGTCTGGTCACGCTTCCCTCGCTGCCTATGGTTCGCTATCCTCTCCCACCAGGGTATTCAGACCCGGTACATCTATGGCGAGACTGGCTGAAAGAGGGGTGGAAGTATCGAGGTTGCCACCGACTATCGGCAACAGAGCGGCGACGCTACAAGGAGAGGCTCCAGCATGAGGCCAAGATCATCGAGGACAAAGACTTCGTCGACTACTTCCTCATCATCAGTGATGCTGTACGATACGCAAAGGATCGGGACATTGCTGTGGGACCGGCAAGAGGATCTGCCGCTGGTTCCCTCGCTTGTTGGCTCCTCCGCATCACTGAAGTCAACCCCATGCTCTACGATGATCTTGTTTTCGAACGATTCATTGACGTCACGCGCCAAGATCTGCCTGACGTTGATATCGACTTCTCTTCGGATCGCCGCTCGGAGGTCTACAGTTACTTTGTTGCAAAGTACGGAACAGATCAAGTCAGCAAC